TATTCATCACAGCTACCAGCAACGCGGATGCCAAACTGCAGGTAGCAGTAATAATAGATTCTATCATTTTTCCACCGCCCTTTTAATCTGCTTTGGAATCTGATTGAGCCCAACAGCCGCCAGACCGCTTGAAATACCTATAGCAAAAATGTCAAGTGCATTCCCTCCGCCGATATCGAAATCGTACACAAGCGAAATAATAGAACAAAAAATGCCAATAAATACAGACACCAATGGAATATATTCAGCACGAATTAGATTTGCACTTTTGACAACCTCGGAAGCACCGTAACAAATAACTGTAATTGCAATATAAGGCTCAACCATTTTAACTTCCTCCTTGAACTAATTTATATACGTTTTCTGATAATTTTATATACGTGTTTCCATTCACACACAAGAAAATTCCGTCCTGCAGTATTTGTGTTTTGTTAAAGAAAATAGGGTTTATAAGTCTGTCCCCGTTTGACGGCAAAAACATGCCCTGCACTTTGAACAAATATTCTGGTGCTTCCGACACGATCGGCGGGTCAGGGTCTGGTGGTTCAGGCGGTTCTGGTGGCGGGTCTGGTTTCGGGTCGATGTCTTCCCCGTTATAGAGCTTCTGCCAAAAATACCAACCCATTTCTCCGCGAACTGGCTGATTTTTGTCTTTCGGTCGTTCGTAATTTCGCAAGAACATATCAGCCAGCATTTTTATCATTGCTTCCACACTCTCACCTGTTTGCCATTGCGTAAACTCAGAAAAGCTGTAAGGATACTTAGCTGTCGCTTTCCATTGCTGTTTGTTTGCAACCTCCCACTTAATCCGCTCTAGCTGTCCTGTCCAACTGTCGTGTGAATACCCGTTTGCATCCATCCAGCTAAATAGCTTTGTTGCTGGTGTCCATTGCACAAAACCAAAACCAAGGTCAGTGTTTCCCGCGTCAAGGTTTTGCCAGATTCCCGGGTTGACATGCGATTCTACCCACATATTCCCCATCATCGCACAAACTGCGTATGATGTCCACCTGTTTTGTACAGACGCGCCCGCAAGATAGTCATATATCTCGCGGGCATTTTCTAACGCTTCGGCAAGCGTTAGCCATCTGTTGCCACTTATCATTTTAAAGTAAAGGTTGCGCTTGTACCTGCGTAGGTCGATAAAGCACCGCTCCCCCAGTCTAACGTTACAATTTTTTTGTTTTGTAAACTGATTACATCAGACGGAACAGCGTTTCCGGCAACCGTTCCAAGGGTAGTCCATGATTCGGTATCGGTGTTTCTGCCTTTAATTGAAAATGAACCTGAATTGCCATTATGCGTTTTAAGCACCTGAACCGTAGAAAAAGCGTTTTCTTCGATATCCAGACTTGCATGGGCATCGTCACCGCTTCCTCTAGACACGTTGTGAATTGTCATGGTTAAGGGCTGAACAGCTGGTTTTCCCTCTAGCGCGGTTACTCTTTCATCAAGCTGCTGCAAAGTCGTTTTGTTTCCGTCCGCTGTCTGTTTTGCTTTTGTCGCGTTCGCGCTGGCTGTATTCGCAGCATTTACAACACCAGTTGCTGCTGTCTGTGCAGCGGTCGCTTTCTCTTCTGCGCTGTTTGCCGCTTCCTGCGCTGCCGTCACGTCTCCGGCCATTCCGTCTGCAGTTTCTTTCAGCTGCGCCACCTGTTTTTTGGTGTCTTCGTGAACCGCTTTCAGTTCTTCTTGCGCACCTTTTACTTTTTCAACATCGTTAACTGCTTCCTCCGCTGTCTGGCTAGCAGTAAATAAAGCACCGTCAATGATCTCCATGTCGTTGTTATAGTCTCCAAGAAAAGTTGGCTTGTCTGTTTCGATAAACTGGGATAATTTAAAATTGGCTGTTTTGTTTGTGCTACTCATGCTTTTACCCTCCTTTTATGCAGTCTCTAACGCTGCAATTCTTTCCTGCAAAGTCGTGATCTTTCCAGAGTTCGCGCTGTTTGCATCGTTTGCAATTTTTACAGCTTCCTGCGCTGCTGTTACCAACTTTTTTGAATTGTCAATATCAACAACTGCTTTTGCTGCTTTTGCTTCTGCTCCGCTGGCAACCTGCGTCAAAACGTTCAGCGCGGGCATCGCAGCCAGCAATTTACCCTGCGATAATGTGATGTCATTTTTTAATGTTACATTTTCTTCGGTCATTGTTGTAATCTCTGTCTGAACTGTTGCCATTTCGTTTTTTACGCCTGATGTTGTACCTTTCAGCGTTTGCAAGGCTGCATCCATCTTTTTGTTGTTTTCGTTCCAGTCTCCCATGATGTCAACGGCATCTTTTTTCTGATACATGCCAAAATTGAAATACCTTGTGTGACGTGTGAACATTCATTGCACCTCCTTTTTAACTGGTAACTCCTTTAGTAAAGCGTTTTCGCAACATAAAACCCCTCTAATTGATGTAAAAGCAAAATTTTCAAGAGAGGTTGCTTTTTCGCTTGCGGTTAAATTGTAAACATAAAAATGGAATTGAATAGCTGTTGGCAATCCGTTTTTATATTTATTTTCCGCTTGATAATAATAAATATCGTTACTGCTGTTTGTCTCTATGCACATCCACTTTGAATGCAACCATTCCCGACCATGTATATGGGTATGTTTCAGTTGTTGGCTTTTTTGGCGGTGTTATACTCGCTACGCATTTTTTAATAAACCCGTGTGCACTCCTTCCAATTGTCCGCACTCCAAGCCCATTACCAACGTTATAGGTATCGTAAAAAGTGGCGTTTTCCGTGTCCCACCACAAGGCATCCTTTTTTTTTGTTTTGATTGCCTGGCAAGTTTCTGACATAACAGAGTCAAATTCCTGCGCTGTCAGGTGCAGTTCTGCGTCCACCTGCATCACTTCGTCCAACGCTCTCGCATGGGAAAGTGCATCCCCACTTGCCGGGCTGTTCACGCTTGCATTAAAAACGCCATACATCTTGCAATAACTTTCAGCATCAAACGCACCAGCACGTATATGCAACGCTTTAAAATCTTCACAGTCCTTGTCAAAAGCCGGAAACCACGAATCGAATTGACCGCAAGTGATAGCCCGCACTCTCAGAACATCGTACACGTTGTTGACAGTGTTCCCCACTCTGTCACGGTATCCTGTTGTCGGGTCAAAAATCCGGAAACCATCTTCATTTACTTCATCAATTTCCAGACGCAGCTTTTCAAGCTGCTCTTCAACCCATTCTTTCAGGCGTTCAACTGCAAAATCCGTGTACTGTTCCAGATATGCTTTTGTTTCGTCAATCTTACCGTTCAATTGCGCCACATCTTTTTCATGTGTAAGCTTGATATCATTAGCATACGCCCGCAATTCTGCGATCAGCGTTTCCAGCCGTTTCACGTCTTTTGTATGCTCCGCCCAGTAATAAGCGTCCTGCGTGTCGGTGTACGCTTTTAAATCATCGACCGTTTTTGCAAGCGTTTCCAAAAGCTCCGCTCTTAATTCTGCTACTTTTGCGTCTGTATAATTCTGGTAGTTTGTCTCTAAGTCAGTCAAAAATTGGATGATCTGATTGATATTGTAAGCAATCTTCTGCATTATTTCCAACTGACTGATAGACGCATCCCACTCAGACGGCAAGGATAAATAGGCATTATTAAAACATAGCTTTTCCGGTAACTTTTTATCCACCTCTTTTACCTCCTTTTAGTAAATTTTTAAGAAAAGAGCACGGGAAACCGTGTCCGAGAATTGCCCAACCACATCCATAAGCGTTTCCCGGTATTTTAAAATTAACTCCGCTTGTGGTACATTGTACCCGCTTTCTGCGTAATTTTCTGAGTACACCTCTTTTCCGTTTGAAGATGTTGTTCCGCTCCCACTGCCCTCATCTACTGTTATTGTAGTTGCATAATCAGTGTTTGTCAAGCGGTTTTCCGGTGTATCATCAAAAAAATTTTTGTTGTTGCTTTCACTTGTGCTTTTTCCGCTTGCGTTTGTCTCTCTGTCACCTGTCCGCGCGCTTTCCCGACTGTAGCTTTTCAATTTGTCCAGTTCAAGCAAACTGGTTTCATAAAGTTTATTGTACACGGGCAACCAGCGCGAAACGTTCTGATTAAATTTCAGAATAAAATATTCCGTTGTTTCGTATTCAATTTCCCGCATCATATTGTCAACGCAAAACTGTTGGAAAAAAGCGTTTCTGAATTCTTCATCGAAAAATTTGTTTGTGTTATACAGCATTTTAGAACGCGCTTTTTCTATTCTTTCCATAACACCCATTTCATCTTCAAACCGGATAAACGCATACCGTTTTTCTTCCTCTGGATGCAGCGGGTTATTGTCCTGCGAATAATGGTATATTATATTCCTTAAAGTTGTTGTGCGGTTACTCATTTTTAGTCACCTCCGGTTCGTCCACAATCTCAGGGCTGGTCTTTGATTCCGTGCTATCAATTCCTGCGATTTCCTGCGTGCCCAGACTTAATCGGTTGCAATTAGGATTAAATTCTACACGGATTCCAGATAAATCTGGGAATAGTCTTTTAATTTTCTTTATTGCTTCTCTGCGCATAAACAGGCCGCCGTCCCGCAGTGCAAGAATGTGTTCCTCGTTTGCTTCTGCTTCGGATTCAACTAGACGTTCTTTTTTGTAAATGTTAAGATTGTTATACCCTAGGCGTGTAAGGTATTCGCTCCAGATGCAATTCTTTTCCTTTTCCAGCTGCTCCAGAATGCACGGAACAGAAAAATCAAGTACGCCTTTGGTGTCTGCAGAAAAACCGTCTGTATCATCTACCAAAACAAACGGTTTCCCGTCCTCTGCTTCATTGATAGCATGTTTTGCGCTGTTTACGTTATCTTTATTTACAAAGATTCCTTTCGGTTTCATCTGCAGCCGGGTGTTCACGTCTTTTGCCTTTTCAATCATTGTGAATTTTTTAGCAAAATAATAAATTTCTGGCATAAACGGGCGGAATGTCTGATCGTTAAAAATGATAACACTGTCTTTTTCGGTTGCCCTGTGGCGGTATCCGCTGGCGGTATTGATATAGCGGGTTGTCGGTATGTTATAAATGTTCAAGCTGCCCGCTTTTGCATAAGGTAAACACAGATACCCCATGATCTCATCCTTAAAAAAGCAAACTGAGCCGTTAAAAATTAGTGCCTGTTCCAGTGCGCGGGCGCTCACTGTGCCTGGCAATTCTGCCCATGTGTAGCGATTGATTGCTAACAAATACAGCTGATTTACAAAGTGGTCGAACGTCACGCGCTCATCAAACTTTCGAGTGATCTTTCCATCATAACCGACACCGCACAATCCTAACGGGTCGGTCGAAAAACCAGTTCTTCCCATTGTTTCTTCCTCCTTTTTTACTTTGTATTGTTTCCGTATGTTCCAACGTTGTTTTTGTCGTGCCACACGGTAAAGCCGTTTATAAACATATTGCGCAATGGCTGCAAAAATTCATTCGGGATATTCCCATAAACATTTACATTATTGCATTTAATATAGTTATAACGCGGTCTGCTATTTAAGTTCGGAACTCCAAAACGGCTGACTTTGTACCCGTAAACATCAAAAAACTGCTCGATCTTTTCCGCGAACTCTGGTTTTACTGTCCACCACCTGTAGAGAATTTCCAGCTTCTTAGCAGCAATGAACGTTGCAAGCCCGCCACCACTTGCACCCGTCAAACTGACATTTGTCTGCATCTGTCCGATACGCTGCCTGTCCCTTTCGGAACTTTGAAGCTCAGACCGCACGTTTTTGTATGCGTCTATTCCGGTGGAAAGCACATTCAATGGGTCTCCTGTAAATACAGATTGCGCCACGTTTCCGACAGTGTCCCAAAAAATATTTGATCTGTTTTGTGCGTGCACGAGAGTGTTTGTAGCTTCTGCCTGCGCGGTCTGTAGTGGGTAGGTGTTATTTTGCACCGGGAAGCAAGGGAAACCGCTTATATTGTTCGCGTTCAATAAAAAATCATCTTCCGCACCACAATAGTTTTCTGTGTATAGATATAAATTCGGTGCGGGAATAAGTGTTCCAACTACTTTTACAGAGGGAATACCCTCCGGCAAAAATTCCGGTTTTAATACAGTTCTCGCCCCATTCGGCAGTACAACCTCGATAAAAGAAAATTGAGACGTGTACATTTTTTTATTTTTATATGCCGGGAATTTCGATAGCCAGTTTGCAAGTACCCCGCCGACAGGAATTACAGTCGGAGCAGAACTATCTGCAATTACACCTACCGAAAACCCCATTGCGGACTGTTCCACGGTTACTGCTCCACCTATATTATAAGATGTCACGGCGTACATTGCCAATATGCTCTGCGACACCCACGGAAACGCGGAGAGTGAATTCATTACGGATGAAATGGAACTAGTTCCCCGTCTAGGACTTACTAAGTACGCTCTAGCACCGGACGGCAAACCAGCATACATTCCGCCTTTTGCCCCGGTAACGTTTGGCTCTTCCAGCGTCCCTGGGTCGGCTAGAATGTCTATTGCTGAAATTATAACAAATTGATAATCTGTTCCCCCGTCCAATTTGTCAAGGTCAAACGTTTCTTCATGGGTGATTATATAATCCCCAACATCTACAGGCTCTTGCACCGTGTTTGTTTTAAAATCATCGTTTGCAACATGCTCTCTGCTGATGTCGCAGTCCCTTATAACCATGTCAAACAAAAACGTCTGGTAAACGTCTATCTCAAAATTCAATAACGATGTTTCCGGGTTGATATAAATAACCTGTGTTACAAAAGCATAATACCATTTCCCGCTTGCCTGATTTTTAAAACATATGTAACACGCGTTACCGATCTCTTCCGCGTTTACCGGAACTTTTACTCCCCGATGCTCGCGGATATATTTAAAATCTGTGAAAACACGGATTGCTTTTGAACGGAAATAATTATATTGCTCGTTCTTATCCGCAAAAGATAACTGCCGGACCTGTGAAGCATCAAGCGGAACGTCTGCGCATATCATCAGTTCGTTTGCTTGCATTGCGTATACTGTTTCTAGCGCCACCTTTTAAACCTCCTTTTTTGAAAAAAAGGGAACGCTTACGTTCCCTTTTTATAAAATCTTTATCATGTGATCGTCACATCTTTTGTTGTCTGTACACTTGTCTGTCCTGCAACAACCGCTTTCAGTGTCAATAACTTAGATGTCTCATTCG